TCCGCGAAGTCGACCAGTTTTTCCATCCGCTGACTGATTCGACTTCGCGGCCACCTTTGACAAAAGGTTCCTTCTCAACCTTGCGGGCCGTTTCGATGCGCTTCGACAGGGCCTTAGCGTCAAGAACGATTTCGCCGAGCGGCCCGAGGTCTTCGTCACTTTCGATCTTTCGCGGATGCGCATTGGCGCGTTCCGCGATTGGCTCAATCAGGTCGACCAATTCTTTGTATTGATCCGCGAGCGCTTCTTTTATAGGGGGATTGTTACCGCCGATAACGGCGCGTTCATTCGTTTCAGCTACCATAGCGAATGGTGCCTCCTGTTCGTGGTGGTTCAGGGGTGCATCAGGACCGGCGACGTTGGGTTGCAGCCTTTAGCCGCCGGTCCACTTCACGCGTCAGGCGGAGGAGTTCGCAGGACGCGGAATTCCTTGGGCGGAGCGAAATACCCGGCACGCTTTTGAGTTAGCCAAGTGACTTTCTTCCCACCCGCAAGATGCGCAATCGATGCGCCTTGCATCTTGTGCTTAATCTCGGCTTCGACTGCCGAAATCTTTCGCTCAACCTCTGTAGCGTCCGCTTTCAGGCGGTAACGTTCTGCAATCAGTTCATAAATCTGATTGTCCCTCGTGAGGTCGATTTCCTCGCCTTCCTCTCTCGCATACATTCGCTCGATAAGGTCAGCGTCGAGGCTGTAATCCGGCACGACTTCCGTGCCGCTTTCGACTAGTTCCCAAAATGCCCCGCACCTTTCGCGGATGCGGTCTACTGCGCCGTCGAGGATGGGAATATCGATAATCGGCATATCCACACCATGGCCGACAACAATCGGAGCAACCGCAGCCCATTTGCTGCCGGTCAAATAAGCTTCGACGACCGCTTGCATTGCGATCCAGAACGGCGGTTCGGGTAAATCACCGCCAGCGAGCCATTTCCGACGAAAGACGCCCTGCTCGACAGACTTGATTTGAACAATGCCTTGTCCGCGCTTCTTATCGACCGCGATAACGTCGGGCGTAGCTCCGAGACGAACTTCGCTATCCCGCCAGTAGTCACCGGGATTGGTGTTATGCTTGATCTTCCAACTCGGCCGTAGACGCCGCAGTAGCTTGACCGCGACAGGCTCCAATAGCTGGCCGCGAAGCATGGCCGGGGTTTCCTCCGGGTCCGCTGTAACCCTGCCGGACTTGAACGCCCAAAGAGCATAAGGCGTTACGAATTCATGTTCACCAAACAAAGCCCCGACGACTGACGCCGTGACGTCTCGCGACCTGCGAGCATGCCATTCGGCACTTGTCTTCACGTTGATCCGTTCGATCGTCATTGTGCTTGCCCTGCCCCGATTTCCTCTTGCGCCGCCTGCGCAACTTCCGTCGCCAATGCAGCGATAGCAGGTTCGCCAAAATTCGCCTTCCGTAGGGCGGAAAGCACGTCATCGAAATTCGAAGGTTCGACATTGCTTTCGATAATGGTATCAATCATTTGGCGCTTGATTATGCTTACGAGGGACGTCCTCACTGCGCCTGTTGCATTCACAATCGTTGTCATTTTGTTGCCTGCTTTCGTTAACCCTTCGAAAGGAAATCTTGGTTCCTTAAGGATCGGTTTTGACACGAGCGTCGCGGGGTGAGGATAACTTTCCTATTTCCCTATCTCAGTGTGATTAAGCCGTTGAATTCCTTGAAATATGCCAAGGAAGATATTTCCAACGGCCGCCAATCGGTCGCAGGTCAATCGAGGAACGTCGTAAACGAACCGTGTCTGTGACCTGTTGGTTTGAAAGGGCCAATTATTTCGGTGGGGATTGGCATGATGCTTCCTGATGCTGTCGTAACCATTCGTTTACGAAGATAGAAATAATCTAACTTTTTGCGGTAGGCAATCCGTAAAGTTGGAAAATTTCTAACTTTTTGTCAGGATGATTTTTAATTATTAGAAATCATTTGGTTAGATAATTTTTGAATTAATAAAAATGGGACAGGGGGTTTAATACCCCCTGTCCCTAATTAATTATATAAATAACTATACGCACATACGCGCGCGAGGATTTAGAAAACCACGATTGCTTGCAGAACAAGGCCGAGCACGATCCCACCATCCGAGGCATGTAGAGGATCGATCGCGCCGTCGTCTGGATACGCATCGAAGCGCATACCCATCGCGTCAAAAGCTACTTTTCGGATTGTAATTTCCGCCTTGTCCTCGACAGCCGTGCGGGACACGACGACGACGTCGCCCGCGATCAGTTCGCGCCCTGCGTCCCTTAGTGCATCGGCACTGGCCACCACGACGAACGCTTCGCTTGGAATGTTCAACCCGGCAGCATGCCCCCCGCGAACCTGAAAGATTTGTTGAGCTTCGATCGGATATCGAGGGTCCGGTTCAATCGCAACCGTCAGACCTTTGGGAATTCCTGCCCCCGGTGACCGCAACGCGCCAGCTTCGGCGATACCTGAAATCTTCGTTCCGTCAGGTGTGCCACCGCGTCGTGGCGTCCGCTGCTCAAGAGTTAGATATTCAGGATCGCAATCAAGCGCAAAAGCGGCCGCGTCAAGGTGCTTAAGGTTGAAGCGGTCTTTTTTGTATTTTCCATTTTCAAGACGGAACAGCTCATAGAAAAAATTCCTTGTCAGTCCGCCGCGTTTGGCAGCCTCAAATGCGTTGATGCCGAGGGCATCAAGACGGCCTTGGACGCGCTTCCGTAGAACATCGCTCATTACGCAGAACCCATATTTACGGTTGAACCCTTAGAAATTTTCTATTTTTATTCTGTCTAAGTTCGACAAATAAAACATTTTTCGCATAAATCAATCATTTTCTATCTACTGACAGTTTTGATGATGCCCCCTCTTGCAGTTAGATAATTTCTAACTTAACAAATGGTGCATGAATTACCTCGACCTCTTCCGAACGAACATTCGAGCTACGATGGATGCCTACCGGAAAGCCACCGGATGCACACAGACGAAGCTTGACGAGATTGTTTCCGGCTATCGCACGTTCTCCCACACGATTGACCGTGCCGATATGCGCGCCGGGACTTACGACAAGATCATGTCGCGGTTTTCCGCGATATGGCCGGATGGTGTGGCTTGGCCTGCGGGCGTTGAACGCCCGGAGCCTGCCGTCCTTGATGCTCAAACCCTCAAACTCGTATCCGAGAACCGTAAACCTGTCAGCGGCATTCATCCCGAATGGCCCGTTGGGGAAGCGTGGCCCTCGGATATTCCGCAGCCTGTTGCCGTTTAACGCCGACTGAAACCAAGGAGCATGCAGCATGGCAAGACGCGCAAAGAAAGCCGACGTTACGTCGAGCAAGTCGTCGATTTCCTCCGAAGAACTGCGCCGCGTAGTAAACCAGTTCATGAGCGAAACCGCAGAAGCTTCCGAGCATAACGGGGCTGCCGGTTCTATCGTCAAGAACGCTCTCGATCGTCACGGTATGGACCGAAAGGCTTTCCGTTTCATTCTCGGCCTCGCCAAGATGGAAACCACAAAGCGGCAAGCGACCCTTCGCGGCGTAATCGAGCTTGCCGACAAGATGGGCTACTTCGACGACGTCGATATGTTCGATGACATCATTTCGACCATGGCCAATATCGTCGACGGCAAACGCCCTGCCGAGGATGAAACTCCGAAAAAGGCCAAGGCTCCGCTTACGCTCGCCACCGTGAATTAGATTGATAGTGCGCGCCCTCTGCAACCGGGCTGCGCACATCAAGGCCGGTGCCTCCGCTCCTACACTCCCCGCGTTGTAGGCACCGGCCGCCGATTACGGGCCGGGCATCCATTGCCCGGCCTTTGCTTTACCAAAACCACCACAAGGAAACTGCCATGCCGATACAGCGTCTTTCAGTGACGACGGTCGTCCCTTCGCGCCGTGATCCCTACAAGTACATTTCATTCACGTTGGAAACCGAGGCCGAGAGCTTCGACGACGTTTTCGAGAAGCTCGCCGAAGACGGTTGCTTAAAAGGCCACCGCATCCAGACGAACGAGATTGCAGACGGCACGCGAGTGGCCGTCGAACGCACCCCGCACATTGTCGGTTTGAACGGCATTGCCGTCATCTGCCCGGTTCATTTCGACTATGTCTATTCGCAGGAGATTTCCGAAGATGCGTAATCTCCCCCAACGAATGATTTTGTTTCTCGATGTCGCAACCCGCACCGGTTGGTGTGCAGGCCGCCCCGGTGAAGAACCGGAGTACGGTTCAAAGCGCCTTGCCCCCGAGGAAGCTCCGCCGGTCGCAATAGTCGCTCACTCCCAACTCTTCATCCGCGAACTAATCGAAACCTACCGCCCGAACGTCATCATTGCTGAAACGCCGGTTTTCTCCGGTGCAATGAAAGGCAAGACGAACCACAAGACGACGCGTCTTTTGCAGTGCTTACCGTGGACGATGGCAGCGACGGCCTATCATGAGAAGGTTTTCGACTATCGCGAAATGGCACAATCCGCGATCCGCTATTTCATCCTTGGCCGGAAGCCGACCACCGGAAAAGCAAAGGAAGAAATTATGCGAGCTATGGAAGCGCTCGGCTTCGATCCGCAGGACGACAACGCTTCGGACGCAATCGCGGGCTGGCTATTCGCGTGCAATGCAATCGCGCCGCAAGTGAACCCGGCTCACACGACGCCGCTTTTCGAGCACAAGCAAGCCGATTTGAGGTTCTGACTATGAGCCGAAAGCGCGCCGGTCTTTGGACCATGTTGCAGACGGCATCAAGCGAGGCGGATCGGATATACGGGGTACAAAAGGCGCTTGTCAGAAACGGAATGCGTGACAAGCCGTGTCCCGACCAGATCGCGAAAGCTGACGTTTTTTCCGACATTGCCGATCTCATATCGACGATTATCCCGGTCAAAGAAGACGTTGCGAAAGTCCTCGCTCCCGTCGCGAAAGCTAGAGCAAAACCCGGTCAAACCGGGTTCGCCGACCAGCAATCAGACAATCAAATCGACAATTCAGAACAATAGGGGCGGCTTTCGATGGCTGACAATGGCGATAAGTTTGCAGGCTTTGCCGGTGAGGTTGCCCGCGAACTCCTCGGCGAGCCAAACAAGCACCTTTCAACAACGAGCGAGCTTCGCTTCGGGAACAAGGGATCAGTTTCGATTGATCTTGAAAAGGGCACTTGGTTCGATCACGGCGAAAACACCGGAGGCGGCGTTCTCGCACTCATAGAAAGAGAAACCGGCCGCAAGGGCCGGGAGGCTGTCGACTGGCTGCGCGAGAAAGGCTTCCACGTCGACGACAAAGCGTCGTCCAGCAACCGTGACTATGCGCCGGACAATGGCAATTCTCGCCGCAATGACGAGAACATGAAGCCGGTCAAGACGTGGGATTATGTCGACGAGAAAGGCGTTCTGCTTTTCCAAGTTGTACGGCTTGAGAACGGCGAAGTAGGGAAAGACGGCAAGCCGGAGAAAACATACCGGCAGCGCCGCCCGGACCCTTCGAAGGGCGGAGGCTGGAACTGGTCGACGAAAGACGTTCGGCAGGTCCCCTATCGCTTGCCCGAGCTATTGAAGGCGCTTGAAAAGAAGCATGTTGTTTTTGTCGTCGAAGGCGAGAAGGCGGCCGACAAGCTGCTCGACCTTGGGGTTCCTGCAACGACAAATGCGCGCGGTGCCGGGAAATGGCTCGCGGAACTTAGCGACTATCTTAAAGGTGCCCGCGTTGTCGTGCTCGCGGATGACGATCCGCAAGCAAGGCACCAAAAGACAAACGAACCACTTTTTCATGATGACGGCCGTCCGAAGTTCGTCGGTATCGACCATGCAAATAGCGTGGCAGCATCCCTGCTTGGGAAGGCTTCGGAAGTCCGCGTCGTCCAATTGACGGACAACAAGAAAAAAGAAGACGTCGTCGACTGGCTTGATGACGGTCACACTGTCGAGGAGCTTTACCAGATCGCGGCCAAGGCTCCCAAATTCACGCCCCCGGCCTTCAAGTCAAAATTCAACGCCGTTCCGTGGGACGCCTTCGACGCCCCCGCTCAAGAGCACGAGTATCTAATCAAGGGCATTCTCACTCGCGGAGAAGTGTCGATTGTTTCAGGCGCGTCAAAGAGCGGGAAAACATTCTTGATCCTTGATGCGGCGATGGCAGTCGCTCGCGGTGTTAACTGGATGGGCCGCAAGTCTCGTCGTGGCGGCGTGATCTATCAGGCGGGTGAAGGTCAAAAGGGCCTCCGAAAGCGCATCAAGGCATATCGCCAATGGCATGGCCTTGTTGCTTCGGACAATCTGCCGTTCGTATTCATGCCCGCCCGGCTCAACCTGTACCAGAACGACGACCAGACAAACGAGTTCATTGAAGAAGCCAAGTATTGGGCGTCAACCTTCGATGCACCGCTTGAGCTGGTCGTTATCGACACTTGGGCGACTGCAACGGTCGGCGCAAATGAGAACGACGGCAAAGACGTCGGTTCAGTATTGGAACGCGGTCGCCGCATTTCGGAAGCCTTGAACTGCCACGTCCTGTTTGTGCACCACATGAACGCGGACGGCACAAAGGTTCGTGGTCACTCCTCGCTTATTGCCAATCTCGAAAACGCTCTCATTGTCCGTTTGGCAGATGGGTTGCACGACGAAGATGGGCGACAAATCCGCGAAGTGTTCTTGCAGAAGAACAAGGAAGGCGAGGACGGGATCACGTTCCGGTTTGCCCTGTCGCAGGTCAAGATTGGCAAAGACGAGGACGGCGATCCTATTACGTCTTGCGTCGTCGTCACGCCAAAGGGCGAAGGCTCGGACGAGGCACCGGAGAAACGGCCGAACATTTCCGACAAGGAAAATGTTCTCCTGTCCGCGATCCAGAACGCGCTAACCGAACACGGTACTGATGCGCCGCCTTCGATGGGGCTGCCCGGCGACGTTCGCATTGTCCATTGGCAAAAGGTTATCGAAGCTTTCGACAAGCTCGATTTCGAGTATGCGGCCGAAAAGAACGACGACGAAAAGACACGTCAACGGAAGCTTGACGCTCGTCGAAAAGAACTCGGCCGTCGTGGCGAGCGGCTATTCCACAAGGGGCTTATCGCCCGCGATAGCCCGCATGTCTGGCTAACGCCAAAGGCTAAGCGGCGCTTCCATAAGCAGGAAGACACACGCCAGCCGATCACACCCGCAGAACCAAGCAACGTCAATATGGCGGCCGTTGAAGAAGCGGGCGCACTATGGGGGAACGATTGACACACTACGATGATGTTTGGACCCCGAAACTTGTCGGGGAAGTCCTCGTCGATGCTGCGAAATGGTCGATTGCCAGCGCCGGGCGTACCGGCCCGGCCGATGACCGGAACGGCATTCTCGAAAAGCTAGACCCGGAGAATGTCATCCCTTCCCGCAAGTGGATGCTTTCACCTGCTCGCGTTTCGCTTCTCGAAAAAGCGATCCATTGGCCAACGATTTACCTCAAAGGCAACGACGGCGCAGCGCGCGTGCTGCAACTCTGGTTGCGGTGCAAATGCACCCGCTACCGCTTTGGGAACGCTGTCGATGACAAGGGCTGGTCACGTGCCACCGCCTACAGGCTCCGCGACAAGGCTCTCTCCACCATTTCCCAAGGATTGGACCGCGACGAGATTGAGGTTCCGCGCCGATGACACAGCCAAATCTAATCTTCATTCGTCGCGCCCGTAAATCGGCCTGCCCGGTTCGCGTGTTTCAGAAGCGGCCATATGCCAAGGCGGCCGCGATAGGGATGCATCGCGCGGGGGTTAGTCAGCGGGAGATTTGCCGGAGGCTGGAAATTAGTCAATCGCTCCTGACCTCGTTTATTGCCCCCTTCTCGATCTTTCGGATTTGAGCCATACTGAGAAAGCCCCGCTAAGTCGGGGCTTTCATTTTATTTGCTATTAGCTAATTTTTATATTGCATTTCGATTAGCATATTGCTAACTTCAACTCATGAAACAGATCACTTACTCCCGCGAAGCAACTAAGACCTTGATCAAGATGCCAGCCAACACGGCGAAGCTGATCCGGTCGAAGATTGAACAGTATGCAGCCGATCCGGCAAGCCTTGCGAATAACGTCAAGGCGCTCAAGGGCGGCGAAGGATTGCTTCGCCTGCGGGTTGGCGACTGGCGCGTTATCTTCACAGAAGACGGGCGCATTCTCGAAGTAATTAAGATCGCGCCGCGTGGCGGCGCATACGAATAAGGAGAACGGAAATGAACGTTCAAATCATCAAGACGCCGCAGGGGGAGGAAATGGCAGTTCTCCCCAAGGCCGATTACGATAAGCTGCTTGAGGCTTTCGAGGATCGCGAAGACATTGCAGCCGCCCGCACTTTCCGCGAAAAGTTGGCTGCTGGCGAAGAAGAATTGATCCCGGCCGAGTTCGTCAACCGCATGATTGACGGCGAGAACAAAATCAAGGTTTGGCGTGACTATCGCGGCATGAGCGCAAAGGCACTCGCAGAAACCGCCGGTATCAGCGCCGCCTACTTGTCGCAGATTGAAAAGGGTGTCCGCGAAGGCTCTCTCGACGCGATGAAGAAAATCGCGGAAGCGCTTAAGGTTACGATCGACGAACTCGTTTGAGGTGAGATTGCCATGAAAATCCGTCAGCGCCGTAATGGTGAATGGTGCATGGAGCACAACGGCGTGGAAGCGCCGTACGACGTCGAGAAAGAGAGAGGCGAAGCGTTTTCCGTTTACGACCTCGACGACGAGGATCGCGAAAAGCCGATTGCCTTTCATGTCGATCAGGACACAGCGGAAGCGCTTACCCGCGCTCACTTCAAGACGATCGCGGGCAAGCTTGGGCTTCGGGGAGATTGAACATGATTATGCCCGGCAATTCGCGCGAGGTGGTTGTCAAAGCCCTTGAGGGCCTTTCACTCGCGCCGCACACTCTCGCAAGCAAGGTTATCAATGATCTTGAAGACGCTGGTTTCCGCGTCGTCGAATACCAAGAGCTATCCGGCATAATCCGGGATTTGCTGGATATGGCCGAACGACATGGCAGCATGCACCCGTCCGTTATCCGGGCAAAGGCGCTTATCGAAATCCTAGGCGCATAGAGGAGGAGAAAGCGGCATGTGCGGACGCTTCACGCAAACTTACACGTGGGCCGAAATCTATGCGATGTATAACCTAACGGCGACCACGCCCCGGAATATCCAGCCTCGATATAACATCGCCCCGACGACGCAAGTCGGCGTTATCACGCAGGAAGGCGAACACCTGGCCTATTCAGAAATGCGATGGTGGCTTGTGCCGTCTTGGTGGTCGAAGGATTTGAAAAGCGTCCCGACAACGTTCAATGCGAGGTCGGAAGATATCGCAAGCAAGCCGATGTTTCGGACGGCCCTGAAAAGCACGCGCTGTTTGATACCTGCAACGGGCTTTTTCGAATGGTCGGGGCCGAAAGAGGCGCGCTTACCGTGGTTTATTTCGGCCAAAGACGGGCGTCCGTTGACGTTCGCAGGATTGTATGACCGTTGGAAGGATCGCGAAACCGGCGAGGAGGTGACAAGCTGCACAATTATCACCTGCGATGCGAACCCTTTCATGCAGAAAATCCATACCCGCATGCCCGTCATTTTGCAGGAAAGCGACTGGCGCGCTTGGCTCGCCGAGCCGCGCGTCGATCTATTGAAGCCTGCGAATGACGACAACTTGCAGGCTTGGCGCGTTTCCACGAACGTCAATTCGAGCCGCTATCAGGGCGAAGACACTATGCAGCCCATCGAGACGGGCGGCCTACTGGACGGCTAATTTCGACGCCCTACCTTCCATCTTCAATGAGGGAGCCGTCGATATGCCATTTCATTTGAATTCCGTGCCCGGTCCAAAACATGAGGGTAAATATTCTGACCGCAACATCGATTGTCAGGAAGCTGTCGCGGGGGGCTGTTGTCGATATCATCGAACAAGCGGAAAAGGCTGGTTGGACGGCCGTAGAGGCCGCCCGAGCGATCAACGATGTTTCGCGGGGATTGTTCGTCGGCATTCAGGGAAAAGACCCGAACGAATAGCCTCACCTGCCACGTCTAAGCCAGTTTGGGAAATTGGCTTCCGTTAGACCGTCTGGCAATGTTCAGCCCGTCAGCTTGATTTGTTCCGCTATAAGCTGCTGTTCGGACGAGGCCCATTTGATGCCTAAAGCTCGTGCTTCTTCAAATGGGTTTTGTGCGCTCTCTCTTTCGAACGTGATTAAATCAATTAACAAATTCATTTTACGCACCACGGTTCACGTTTGCCACGCCACGGGCGGGCAAGTTCTTCCTCTATTAAGATCGACCCGACGTCAACGCCTTCGACGTAGGCCGTCGCCAGTGTGCGGCCGTAGCGATCCTTGTTGCGGCCGGACTTCGGGTCGCCCCGTTCCATTTCAAAACCCGGTGATGCAAGCAATTCCTGCAACCGACGCTTGGCGACGCGCCCGAGGCGTCGCTCGGCATCACATTTCGCGTTGCGGGTTTCCGGTGCATCGATATTCGCAATGCGGACATGCTCGCCGTCAATGACGAATGTGTCGCCGTCCAATGCCTGCGGTGCGCTGGTCATGATGGCCGCCGCAAGAAGAACCTCAATCATAATTACCCCCGATTAGTATCCCCTCGCCGACTTCGGAAGTGGAGCGGCAACCGCCCCTGCACCCGAATTACTCGGAAAATCAAACATGAGCCGAACCCGCCTCGACCCGCAGGACGGGCACTTCATGCGCTCTTGCAGAAAAGTGAGCGGCATGTCCCGGCCGCGCGTACAGACGAGCGTTTGAACGTCAAGTTCCGCGCTAAACAAGCATTCGCGAACCGACTTCATTGCGTCTCTTTTGCCCCACGCGCACCGCAGTCTAATGCGGACGCTGTGCGTGTAGGCGTCTCCTAATGTCTCAATCTGCATGAGAACATCATGAGAACAAAATTTGGCAGTCGTCAATGTGCGGCGAGTTCACGAAACGAAACAAGCGGCGGAATAGCGCAGGTTTTCCCCGCTGTTCAATTATCGATCAGGCGGTCGGCGACGGCGAACCCGACAAGCGCTTTATAAGCGGAAAGCGCCGAAATCCCCCATAAAACCGCGTGAACGTACCAAGGCCAGACTTCGGACCCGAGCCAGTAATTCAGCCCGACGCACACAATCGCCCCAAAAATCCCGGCCGTAATCGCAAGCTTTTCGGATTTCTTCATATGCCCTCTCCCGCTTAAAAGTCGGGAGAGAGGCTAGTTCGAATTTAGACCGGGTTCAATTCCCCTGTTCTATCTCGTCCGACAAAGCGGCTCGGGCCTCCTCCGATGCGGCCAGCTTTGTTTCGAAGCTGGCAATTGTAGCCAGATGGGAACGTATGATTATGTCCCGTTCCGCCAACAGCTTGTCAGCCTGCGATTTGTAGACTAGCCGCTTGTCCCCATTGCGCGGGAATTTTACCTCATAGACAAGCTTGTCGTTTGGATCGCGCATGTTATCCATTTTTTCCCAAGCCACCGTCTCCAGTCCCGTATCTGTAGCGGCAGGCGCGAGGCGGGAAAGAGCAACGTTGTTGTCTGCGAAGGATTTCCGCTGCTGTTCCATCAAATCGAGTTGTTGCTCTGGCGTCAGGGCCTTGCACGCCTTGACGGCGTCGCTCATAAGTCTGTCAAGCGTCTGCCCCCCGTCTATAGACGCGCGGCGGTCGTCTCCTGATGGAAGCATAGCTTTCTTCGCTTCGGCAATGGCGCGTTCCGCATCCTCTAAAGCATCGATAATGAACGCCGCGCCCGCGCCGACTATTTCCCGAGAATTTGCTCGACGCAAAGCCTCGAAGGCGATTTCTATTTGAGACATTGCTCGCCTCCTGATTGTTCGGTGGGATCGTCTTCCGCCCACATTTGTCCGATTGTTGTGATGGATAGACCGGCGATCATTTGCGGTGTTAAGCGGCACCCGGTATTTCTCTCGTGCGCCCGACGCATCCGATTGAGTGCCTTGTTGGCTTCGGCAAGGTTGCTCATTCCGCGCCTTCCGAAGCTGGGGCAGAGGGGGCCGGAGCCGACAAGATGCGCTCTAACTCAAATCGAAGCCGATTGCGGACGTAAGGCTCTTCCCATCCGTTATGATTGACCTGCGATTTGACGCCGGTGAGGAGTTGATCAAGCTGCCAATCCTCCAACGACAGCGCACGCGCTACGGATGGCCCCTGTCTGCCGAAATCCTTGAGAGCGAAATCACGTTCCGCGCCCTTGTTGTGATCGTAGGCCCGCAAGAGCCATTGCGGTTCCGGGTGCCATTCTGTCGAACCAAACCAAGGCCGGATAGGCGTAATTGTTCGCTCCGAAGTTTCCCCGCGATAGTTCGTATATAAAACCATTACCGGCGGGCAAGAATAGGCTGGCTCCGGCGCGGCTGCGAGCACTCGGAAACGGGCGGCACTGACTTCGTGCGTTGCAATTTGTGCTTCTAGACGCTTGTTCCTAACGGCGACTGTGCGTTTTCGTTCCGCTTCGGCGTCATGCCAGCGAGCCACATCTTCGAGTACCTGTTTGCGCGAAGCGGTGAATTTTGCCGCCGACAGGTATGCTCGAATTGCGCGCTCCATTTGGTGCTTGGTATTGATGAACAGCGGATCAAGTTTGACCCGTAAGGCGTCGAATTCGCTGTCTGTTAAGTCCGGCGCTGTCATGCGGGCGCACTCGCGCACGGCGGCGATTATTCCATTCGGATCGAGCGCAATTTCGGTTGCCACTGTTTCGCAACTGGATTTCATATCCTTGCCTCCGGCTGTCTGATAGGAGCGCGATAGCCCTTCACTTTCGCGCGGCCGTTGAACACGTAACCAAAGCCAGCACCGCCCGGGATGCTCCAACCCTGACGACGGAGAAAGGCAATATCCCGGTAGATTGTGCGGGGTGTCACCTGCAGAAGTGCCGCAAGGCTGTCTGAGGTATGACGGCGGCCGTCCTCAACGGCGCGAATGAGCTTCAAAAGGCGTTCGGTTCTATTCATTGTCGGCATCCTTTTGGCTGTCTTTGATTGCCTTCAACGCGGCAACGTCTTCCAACGAAACGCGGGGAATTGCTCGGTAGGCGCGCTCCGCTTTTGCGTGAGCGGCGCGAAGCCCTTCGCATGCGATAAGGTATTCGCCCCAAGCCCTTTCGGCTGCCGGTGTGGAAGGCATCAATTCGTTGATATTGGCTTCCCGGCGAGCCACTTTCGTCGAATGCGCGCGTTGGGCTACTACCGCGACAATGTGCTTTTCCGTAGGTTCGGCGTCGCGCCCGTAGAAGCTCTTTTCGAGCTTTGTTCCAACGAAATCGACGATCAGCGATGGCGTAAGAGTTGGCATGCTATTGACGCCGCCTTTCGACATTTCAAAAACGTCGACGGCAGATTGCTTCCGCATGTCCAAGTACATTTTGTCTATGCGAGCTTTTACCTTGGACAAGCTCGGGCTGCCGAAGTTGACGTCGAGACAGTGCCATTCCTCAGAGTTACCGCCATAAGCGATCGTATGCCCCCGGTACTCCGTCTTGATATGGGACATTCAAAATCCTCCTAGAAATGGAACGTTTCGCTATCGAGCAAGTCGGCGCGCGTGAGGCCGTCCGTCCCGGCAATCGGGGCGTCGATAGAGACGTTCTTGAAATGATCGAATTGGCGGTTGTAGGCGGTCACTGCCGCTTTGACGGCTTCATTCAGCTTATTGAACTCGACCCTGTTCTTGAGGGCCATTTCCATAACCGCCGCGATCACATCCATCTTTGCCGATGGGTCGAGATAGCCGGGGACCATCGCACGGATAAGCGCTCGCAATTCGTTTGGCTTCTCCCGCGCCATTTTCAAAGACTTGTTGCGGTAGTATCGGCGCATTCTTATTGCCCGCTCGTTTTTGTTTGTGTATATTCCGGTGCGAGCTCTACTTTCGCGGCGAAGCTGCCTCGCCCTTTCGAGTAGTACGGGATCGCCCCTTATTTTATCCTGCTTTCGCTTGTCTATTTCCTTAGCCTTTTTCGGGTTTTTCTTGCGCCATTGGCGGACATACTCGCGTTTATATTCGCGGTACTTCTCCCGGTTTTCTTCGCGCCATTTACGCTTGTATTCGCGTAATTCGTTCTTGAGCCGCTCAACCTCGTCGAGCGCTTCTTCCGTGTCCATCTGGAGGATGCGATCAAAGTCCGCTCTCTTCATCCATTTCGGGCACTTCATCTTGGCCTTCGACAGCTTAAAGGACATTACTTCCCCTCCGCTTTCTCGATAGCCGCGCGCAACTGCGCGACGGCCTTTTTCACGATGCCTTTCTTGAAAATCGGACTGTCGAGCGCGTCTTCGACATAAGGCAGGGCGACGAGAACAGCATCGAGCAATTCGGGAGCGGCCGCGCCGAGCGCCGCGTCTTCCGGCCGCTGAAATACCGCTACCAGTTCGCGGCCGCGCCCCTCGTCGGCCGCCCTAAAATTCGCGAAAACGCGAACTCTTTCCGAAGCCTGCACTTCGTCGCGCACTTCCTTCGTCCAACGTCGTGTTGTGGCCGTGGACAGAAGTTTGCCTTGGGACCATGGCCCCGGCGTTGTCTTGCCCGTCGTCATAGGACTGCCCTCACTGGAACAGTGTCGATGCGGGCAAATCCGTCGACGTATTGAAGAACTCGGCCGTTGCGCAAGAAGATCGCAAACTCGTCCCGGTTATCGGACCAACGAAAGCCCTCAACATGCGGATGGCCGCAAGCCGCGATTGCCGCCTCGTCGGCATGCATCAGGGCCAGCCGAGAAAAGGCTTGATCGGGCGTTTCGTGATTGTTGAGCTCGTCGGACAAAAGGCGGCGGACGGCTTCGACTTCCGTGTCGATACCCGTTGCTGCCATGTAGTTGAGCAAGCGGGCGTGAAGGTCGAGCGGCAGGTTATAAACGCGCCGGATCGTAGGGCCTTTGGCCCTGAAATGTTCAATGGCTGTAATTGCGAGTTCGCACATGATGCCAAGCTCCGATTAGACATAGCTTCGCCGTGGCGCTGAAACGCGCGCTCGATCGACAAAAAGCAAAAAGGATTAGGGTTGCCGGGCCGCTATTCGGCTGGCGTGTAAAGTTGGTGCTGCCAGCTTTCTTGCCAGAAGGCGACCACCTCGCCGCCCACTAGGACGCCGACGCGAATATCAAGGCGAGAACCGAAGGAATGAGCGTAGCAATTCCCCGGCTCAAAGGTCCGGATCGCAACCGGAGCGACTTCAAGTACCACATGCGGAATGCCCTTGTGGTCATAGATCGACGTCGGCTTCGGCGTGACAATGTCGCCTACCTTGAACGGGCAACGCGCCTGATAAGCAGCGCTCGCCTCGCAGAGCGTTGCGATTTGGGCTTCCGGTAATGGGCGCTTAAGCGCTTCTCGGCGCTGGTTTAACCCCGGCAACTCTACTTCAAAAATTTGCATGATAATGCCTCTTGTGGTGGTTAAGCATTCGGGAAACCGCCCTCCCGGGCGGAAACCGGAAGGCTTACAAGCCGATTGTTTCTTGATCGCAGTGGAAGAACTCAACGCCAGACGCATTTGCTGGACGCGGCACCATGATTTTCATCATGCGAGCCGGGATCAGCTTCCCGTTCTGCTGATCGTCATGCTTTAGGGCATCTACAATGTCGATTTTGAAGGCGTTCATTTTGGGCGTCTCCCAACTCGTTTGAACATTTGAGAAACCCGCCCCTGACTGGAGGGAAAGAGGCGGGAAACTGAAAGGCTCATGCAACGATGAACTGCTTTTCAATCTTGAGCGGCCCGAAGCTGCCCTCGACGAGAACGGTCTTTTTGTTGACCTTGAGGACTTTCCGAGGGCCATAGTGGGCCGTGTGGACGACCTGCCCGACTATGACAGCTATCGCCGCGGCCTTAGCCTCACGTGCTGCGGCGGCATCGCCCGCCATGACCGCGCCACGAGCTTCAAGCGTGTCGGCACGTTCGCGAAGTTCTCTCGCCTCGGCGGCAATAGCGCCCGCCTTGATAATCCGGTTGCGCTCACGGTCACGGTGTCGAGCGAACGAGCGCCCCGCAGCGTTGCCGTAAGCTGGCTGTGTCCAGAAAGCCGGATCGTCGTTCACGGAACCGCGCAGGCGCTTTGCTTCGGCTTCTTTGGCATCGGCGCGAGCGCGGAGGTCAGCTATTCGCTTATCAAGCTTGCGCTGGCGTTCTTCGCGGGTCTCATTCATCGCTAATTTTCTCTAACTGGCTTGGCTATAAAATCTCTGTTTGTGACTATGATTTGACAGATGTTATCTAACTCCGCAATAGTAAAGTTAGATTTTTTCGCACTTTTTGCGCAAATAAAAAGGGCGCTGCAACAGCGCCCCCTTGCCCCGGTCTACTCAATGACCGCCCTAGTCGCCTTTGCGCACAAGCAAGCCAGCCTTGTCGAGCAATTCAATAAGTTCACAGTTCGACAACTCATTAATATGCTTGTGAGCGCCCTCGATCTGATCGGCCGTGAGTGGCTTATCGCCGTGGAGTTTTTGATATAACTCGCCCGTCTTTTGTGAGGATTTGCGCTCATTAATGTATTCGTCGATGACGTAGTCTAATGCTGATTTAGGCATGATATCTCCTTTGTTGACGTGTCTATTATAGCCACCATGGCGGAGTATTCACCTCAATAGAAAGCGTCTCACCTGCGCCATTCCGCCACCTTCTCGACCCAAACCAAGGGGCCAAATCACCCCGATATCGCCCCACCGAGCAACGGACAAGATAAGCAGCACTTGCCGGACATTCGGAGGCGCTTGCCGGACAGGAATAGCCAGCAGCCGGACAAAAGCGCACTGTTAAGCGGACAAGGGCTTGTCCGCCAAACCTAAAAAGTTCGAGAATTCATAGACTTAAACTAATGTCCGGTTCGCATCTTCTCAAAAGCCACCGGACACGCGGACCGGACAAAATTATTTTCACATGTCCGGCAGGCGGGAAAACGGATTTACGAACATACACTTAGATACAATTTGATATGTCCGGCTACGTGTCCGGACGCATGAAGTACGAAAATATCTTCTTGACGAGTGAGACAAAATCGCTCTTTCTCTCGCGTTAAGACGATGGGGTCGCACGCGGATCGTAGAGCACTGACGAGAGCGAGGCGACGGGAGACGACAAGTCTCCCGGAGAGACGAGCGATCTAGTATTGTTATTCTGATCCATCGTTAAAATAGAAAATCTTTAATTTTAAATCCGCATGCGAGCGCGCGTTATGCCTTGTCGGCAACGCGCGTTTTTCATGCCGGGTTTTGATCGGGTGAAAATATGGCAGGCATCGTCATCACCACGGACGGCGTATTCAAACGATACGGCAAGGCGCTGGAAGCAATCGGCGAACGTGATGCAAAACGTGTATTCGCCCGAGCACTCAATCGCGGTGGCGACCAAGCCCGCACGCAAGTCAAGCGTTCGCTGGTCGCTCAAACCGGGATCAAGTACGGCCTGATTAACAAGGCCGTCAAAACCATTCGAGCGCACCCGAACAAGCTCGAATACAAATTGGAAGCGGAAGGCGGGGAAACAAACCTCAACCTGTTCAATGCCCGACAAGGCAAGAAAGGTGTGAGCGCTGCCCCGTGGAAAAAGCGCCGAGTTTTCAAGTCGACCTTCATCGTCCCCGCATATGACGGCAGGGTGTTCAAGCGTGAAGGCAAGGAGCGCGGACCACTCGAACCGCTGTTCGGTCCCAACATCGCCCGCGAGGTCGTCAAAGACCCGACGGCCGAGAAGTGGCGCATGGTCAGTGGGTTCGTCATGACCCGCGTCGAGCATGAACTCATGCGCCTATTCAAGCTCTCCTAACCCCGATCAGTCGAAAGCCTCAAATTTGACCGTAGAAGCGCGAGAGCGCGCGGACGTCAAATCGGTATCGGCAGGGTGACCGTGCGCGTGGGTGACCGCCTCCGGGGCGAGGCACCCCCACCCTTTAGGGACCGTACTCTACCCCCAAGGCATGCGGTGCCGCCGCAGCCCCGAATTTGAGCGTTTTTCAGCTTTCGAAAAACGCGGTTTGCTTTGCACCGAAGGAATGTTCGCCATGGCGAAAAAACCAACCGTCGCCCCTCCGACGCCGCGAGCGTTTGCCTTGACTGGCGAGGAGATGATTTCCGCCAGCGGGGCGGCTTCCCTCTTGGGAATTACGACGCAATGGCTCCGGCAGTTGGCAGCGAATGGCTATGTCCCGGCGGCGGTCAAAGGGAAATATCCGCTCGTCGAAGTGGTGCAAGGCTATGTCCGCTCCCTCAAAGACGAGGAACGGCGATCAACAAAATCAGCGGCGGACAACGGCTTGAAGGCAGCGCGACAGCGCGAAGTCGAACTCCGTATCGCCAAAGAGGAAGGCCGGCTCGTCGAAATGGACGACGTCGAGGCCGTTTCATCCAGCATCTTAGCCACGCTCCGGGCCGAACTGGCAGGGCTTCCCGCATCGGTTACGCGGGACGTGAAGCTGCGCGAGGAGATTGAGAAGGGTCTAAATGGCGCGTTTGCTCGATCACAGAACAAGTTCCGAGAGGCAAGCGAGGCTCTACGATCTGGCCGCGATCCTTTGGGAACCGACAGAGAAGACGACGCCTGACAAATGGGGCGCTGACAACCGGGTATATCCTCCAACTTCCGGCAAGCCGGGTGAACGCGACCCGTTCCTTACACCTTACGCAGTGCCGTTCACGCGAGGTTTTGACGACCATCGGTATACCCGCAATGTCCTCGTGACCGGCGCGCAAAGTGGAAAAACCGAAAGCATTCTCGATGTGATCGGCCACCGCTGCGACACGCGGCCGGTGCCGATCCTGTATGTCGGTCCCTCTCGGGAGTTCCTAACGGATCAGTTTGAACCGCGCCTTATGGGACTTTTCGACGAGGCCCCGAAGCTCAAGGCAAAACTTTCGCGCGGAAAGCGAATGAAGAAGACCTTGAAACGGGTCGCGGGCGTGACTGTCCGCCTCGCTCACGCCGGTTCGTCCACCGCGCTTAAGTCCGACCCTGCGGGTTTGGCACTCGTCGACGAGTACGACGAAATGCTCAAGAACGTCAAAGGCCAGGGCGACCCGCTCGGCCTCGTCGAGGCCCGCGGCATCACTTACGCCGATTTCATGACCGGCATCACGTCCACCCCCTCCCAAGGAATGGTTGAAACGGAAATGGACGAGGAAACCGGCCTTGAATTCTGGAAGGTCGCGCCGACGGATGACGTCGCGTCACCAATCTGGAAACTTTGGCAAGAGGGCACGCGCCATCATTGGACATGGCGTTGCCCGCACTGTCGGGAGTGGTTTGTTCCGCGGTTCAAATGCCTGTCATGGCCTAAGCGTGCGACGCCTGCGCAAGCTCGTCGCGAGGCTTTCCTTGAATGCCCCCGCAACGGTTGCGTGATTGAGGAAAGCGACAAGGCCGAAATGAACGCTACCGGCGTGTTTGTCGCGCCGGGCCAGACGGTGGACGAAGACGGCAACGTCTTCGGCGATCCGCCCGACACGACAACGCTTTCGTTTTGGGTTTCTGGTCTTGCGTCGCCGTTCGTTTCCTTCGGTGAGCGCGCCGAAAGCTATTTGAAGGCGCTTGCCTCGGGCGATAGCGACAAAGTGCAAACTGCCGTGAACGCAGGTTTCGGCGAGGTTTTCACTCCCGGCGGCGGCGACGTGCCAGAATGGGAGGAGGTCGCGAGGCTCAAGGCCCCGTACCTGCCTCGGACGTTGCCGGATCAAGCGGTTTTCTTGACTGCCGGCGTCGACGTCCAGAAAAACCGCCTCCCGTTTGTCATCCGAGCATGGGGGCCGCGCGCGACCTCTTGGCTTATCGATAGTGGCGACCTTTGGGGCGAAACCTCGCAGCAAGACGTTTGGGACGATCTTGCCGACCTGCTTACGCAACCTATCGACGGTCTTCCGATAAGGCTTGCATTCGTCGACAGTGGCTTCCGGCCCGGCAAAAAATTTGCCGTGCCGGAGCATCGCGTCTACGAGTTTGCAAGGCGGTTCCCGCGTTTCGTCTTCCCGACAAAGGGGCGACGCACACAGTCAAAGCCGATCATTCAGTCGAAAATCGAGGTGAAACCTGACGGCAAGTCGGCCAAGTATGGCCTGACGCTGCACCTCCTCGATACGGACCATTGGAAAAGTTGGGTGCATGAGCGACTTCGCTATCCTCATTTAACCGAGGACGGCAGTCCAGCACTTGGGGCGTGGTATCTCCATTCCCAGACCACGGACGACTATTGCCAGCAAATTGTAAGTGAAGCCCGCACGACGTCACCTTCCGGCACGCCGGTTTGGGTGCAGCGATCGCGCGAAAACCACTTGCTTGACTGCGAGGCACTGGCCGCCGCCGCCGGTTTCCAACTCAATGCGCACCGCCTCGGCCCGAATGCTCGACGACGCGACGACGACGATCGAGCGGAACCGCGGATTGCGGTTCCCGATGCAAATGGACAGCCGCAGGAAACGAAAGGGTCGAAATTCGACCGCATCGCTTCAATCGCGGCTCGATTTAACGGGTTGTGACGATGAACGCACAAACGAAACCGCGCATTCGCGTCGGCACGGACGGGACCATTATGGGCGCTGTTCCGCAGACGTCACCACAGCATTCAGCCGAATATTTCCGTTCGCCCGGAAGTGGTGGCGCTGCGGCCCTGTTCGCTTGGCGACCGGCACTTCGTGACGCTCGGGACGACGTCGCGAAATCCTACATAGAGGCGGCCGCCCGCGCAATTGATGCCCTTCATAACTCCGGCTGGATTGCCGGGGCGATTGAACAGGCAGTCGCAAGCACCATCGGGACAGGGCTTCGACTGTCACCCCGTCCGGATCGTATCGCCCTTGGTTGGGACGAAAAGCAGGCGAACGAGTGGTCAAGCCATGTCGAACGTCGCTGGATACTTTGGAGCGAAAACCCGGTCGAGTGCGACGCCGCAGGCAAGCACACTATGGGCGAGCTTACGGCAATGGAGCTTAAGACGTGGTACGCTTATGGCGAAGCGACGGGATTGCTCCCGTCCATTCGTCGAAGCATTTCACAGTCCCGAACAAAGGTTCAATTAGTTCTTCCTCACCGATTGGTGCAGGACACAGAACCGTTGTCCAAACTGTATCAGGGCGTGAAAACGGACGACTTCGGCTTTCCGCTCTCATACCGCTTCATGCGCGACGGGGTGTTCCG